AATGAGGGGCAAAATCTTGCAGGTTGTAGGTTAAAAATAATAGTATCTTGTCCTACTTTACTATTCCCAACAGTAAACAAATTTTCAGGGTCAGATTCAATAGTTTCCCAATCCACATCTTCCTCCAAAAGAAAATATTCCGCTTTATCCCAACGAGGGTCTATTTGTTCTTCGAAAGTTAAAGGTTCTTCTACTTCGTTCGATGGTTCTAACTCTTCTTCACTACCTTCATCGTGAACAAACTCATTATTTTGAAACTGTCGCTCCAATGTATCCTCTTGAATTGCCACTAAAAAAGATAACGGTTTTTTAGAATCTTGTAAGCATGATGCATTATCAGTTCCAAATTTTTCTGACATAAATTTGTCCATTTTTATATTCTCCTGTAAACTCTACCTTCAATAGTATTTATGGGTTTACAGTTTTTATCTCTTTAATCCCCGTGAAGTCTCTCTTCTCTAATTCGATGATTTTGTTGAAGGAAATGACGCTGTTGTGTTGCGCCGAGTAATTGTGGCTGAGCAGGTACACTCCCACATTATTATCCTTATGGAACTTGTTCAAAATCTCAAATATCAGTTCGACCTTCTGGACCGAAACCGTGGTATCTGCCACTTCGTCTATAATCAGAATGGAAGGACGAAAACTCAACGTATTGTAAAAGAATTCAAGAAGCGAAAAAAGAACGATGAAGTTGATAATCTTCTTTTCCCCGCCGCTGAAGTTGTTCAGCGATAAAGTATCCTGAAGGTCAAATTTCAATCGTAGGTTACTGTCAAACCTGAATGTAAAATCCATATCCATCTTACGAATGAATTTGAGGATGGTCTGATTCAGGACTTTCAGCACCTTTTCAATAAAAAAGTTCAAAATGCCGCCTGATGAATTGTCAAATAACTGCGTAAGTATGGCTAAGTCGCTGACGGTTGTATCCAAAGAACCATTCTCATTTCTCAACTGAGTCAGTTCACCTTTTACAGAATTAAACTCCTGTACCAAGTCCATATGGTTTTTGTAGTTTTCCTGAAAGAACTTCATTTCTTCAGAAACTTTATATATCGTGAGTTTGAGGTCGCTTTGGTCTCCCGCATATTTGACTATCAAATTCTGCAATTGTTTTTCTAGGTCTGCTATTTTCTTTAGTTTTTCATCACATAGATTTTTCTCAGTTTCAAAATCCTTTTTTGCTTTGGCTAGGGATTGCACTTCTTCTTCATATTCTTTCTTCAGTTTATCGGTGGTGTGCTCATCAATTGACTGATGACACAAAGGGCACTCATTATCAGCCCCCAAAATGCTACCCATTTTCCTATTCGTATCGTTAATTCGTTCTGTATAATGATAAATTTTTGACGTGATACCGTCTCTTCTGTTAATATACTCATTTTTCTTTTCCTGTAATTTTTTCAATTTATCAGGGGCTTGTTGCTGAAGGATGCTATTTTCAACAAGCATCAGTTTTTCTTCTGTTTCCTCTTTTTGTTTCTTGTATCTTTCCAACTGTTTTTCGTAATTATCAACCTTTTTCGAAGATTCAATAATACCTTTCAATCGTTGCAGGAACGTGATTTTTTCCTGAATCTTGGAGTTGTTCAACTCCACTTGTTTCTGAACGGCGTTATATTCCTTGCGAACAGTATCCAATACTCTCTTGAATATGACATCTTTGAAAAATATCTTTTCGAAGCGGTCTCGGAGTTTGACAGAGCCTTCTTCTTTGATGAAGTCAAGAACATCGGATGCATTGATAATGAAGATGTTCGTAAACACATCCTCTGAAATATCAAGCAACTTGTTCAACTGTGTTTGGGTCTCATACACATTATCATTTTGATAAGTCGTTCCTTTGTAAGTGTAGGAAAAGACATTTGGTTTTCGACCACGATACACCACAACTTCTTCGTTGTTCTTTTCCAACACCAACTTGACATACATCTTCTGTTTGTTTTTATAGTTTATCAAGTTGGATTGTTTGATGTCGTTACCTGTTTCTCCGAAAAGAACATAAAGTATCGAAGAGAAAAAGACAACGCTTTTCCCAACAGCATTTGAACATCCTGTTTGATAGTTCCATCCGCAGACGAAGTTTATTCCCCTGTCGAACTCGATAGACAACGGTTTATTGCCTACGGATAAGAAATTACGGATTTCAATAGACTTGAAGATTAACTCTAACATTTATTCCTCTTACTAATATTTTTTTCAGCCCACATAGGTTGGAGATTTGTATAATGACATGCCTTTAGGAATTCTTCCCTGTTTTGAAGGTTGAAAGAATCCAAAGGAATAATGTGGTCTATATGCCAACCTGTCCTACTCCAATTCTCCCATGTCATTCCTTCTTGAAATTTGGATTCTAAATATGTTTTGAGTTCAGGGACAGAACACCCAAGGTCTTGAACTGCGGAACCTATTTTTTGATTATATTTGATGGCATTCCATAATCTAGTTCGTAAACAACAAGCCAATCTATAATTTATATCAATTTTTTTTCTTTGATTGTTATGTTGGTTTTTTTCTATTTTGTGTGCTGTTATATATTTTTTTACTTTTTCGGAATGTTTTTTTCTATAATCTTTGTCGGTTGCCCATTTTACTCTTTTCCCTTCATTTATTTCTTCTTTTTTGTCTTGATATCTTTTGTTTGCATTTTCTTTTATTTTTTCTTTATGTTGTTTATAATAACTTACGTTATAATCTTTTCTTCTTTCTTTATGAATTTCTCTATATTTTTTAGAGCGTTCCTTGGCTTTTTGTGTGTTTTTTTGATATGACTTTTTGTTATATCTTCTAGCGGCTTCTAATCTTTCTTCTTTTGTAAAATATTTTTTTCTCATACTTGTATTTATGGTTTTCAACTTTGTAGAAATATATTTTTACTATAAACATTCCTATACTATATTATATCACAGATTGTACTAGATTTTGTCGTCCGAGACGAGCTGAGCAATTAATTTAGGGTCAACTCCAAGTTGTTGAAGTTTTGCGGCATTGGCTTTTTTATCATTCGCAATTTGTTGAGGAGTTCTACCCGCCGCTTTCTTTTTTTGCTCATTTTGTTTGATTATTGTAGATAAGGCCAATGCTTGTTTTTGTTGCTGAGCCGCATTTTGTTTTGGGTTCAGATTGGCTTCATTTACTTGTTGAATATCTTCGTAAATATCATTGAATTCTTCCATCGTGAAACGGCGATTATCTTCATCAACTAATTTATCAATATCTACTTCTTGTTTTTCAAACTGCATAATAGGTTCCCCATATACAGGTTCGTATTCTTCTTCCTCTTCGGGAATGTTTTTGAACCCATATGCTTTCAATTCTTGTTTTACCTTTTGGTCAATTTGCTCAAATTTAGATTTCACTTCATCAAGATTATCGTCAGCAGGACGAAGTAGTATTCTGACAGCATAATCATGCTCATCTTTATCAATTAATCCGTCTCTAAATTCCTTATCCAAAGCACGGATTTCTGATTCGACCTGCTTTTTTTCCCAACTTGTGTCTTTCTTTTTCTTTTTCAATTGTTTGATGATATAGGTCTTGGCTTTCTGAAGATGTTTTTCTAGTTTTTTGAATGCTTTAAATTGAAAATCATCTTGAAAATAATCCTCATCTATTTCGGAAATAAATGTTATATCATCTGTAAGTATATTTTTGATGGTTTCCAAGGAAGGATTCTTTTGAAGCATTCTTCGTAGATAGCCCAAGTCGGATTCCGTGTCATAAAAATAAGCAAACCCCAAGTCAAGCGTAGTGTCTATAATGTCCCTTATGCTCTTCATTTTCTGTAACTCCTTCACATCTATTTATTGTTTGAAGGAGCGACTGAATTTACTTCTTTACTGTTTCAGCGTCTATATATTTTTTGAGCGATATGGAATTGGCATTATTATATACTAGATTGACAGTATCTTCTCCCAAAAGAAAAATAATACTTTTTGGGACTGAATAAAACAGAGAAACTGCCTGGCCTGTGATATGACTGCGTTTGAAATAAAGAGGATTAGGGTAAAAATATGATTTGGAAATGGTCAAGACGAACACACCTGACTTGTCGCTTGCCTCTGTTTCATAAGGGACAAATAACAATACTCCTGAGCTTGTACTCTTGACAATCCAAAAAGAGTCGAGCAGTTCATCCATCCCCTCACCTGTTCCTTGCCATACTCTTTTGATATGTTCTCTTTTTTCAGGTTCCAAAAGGGTATTCTTAAAAAATATTCTTAATTCCTTTGCACGGTCAATTGGATACCGCACGAACATCTTTTGTTCTTCTTCGCATAATTCAAAATTCTTTAAAAGCCACTTGGAAGGATTCTTAATCAACTCTTCGTTCTGAACAATTTTCATAATCATAATTTTTTACCTCTTTTTTCTATTTAACGCCGCTCTTTTCATTTTCTCAATCGCTTCAGGAGAATGGCGTTTATTCCACATAGGGTTTTGATTACCTGAACGATGAGTTCCGTACATCGGATTATTTTTACCACTCATTTTTTTAGAATGTTGGAATCTTTTTGTTCCAAAAAACGGATGATTTTCTCCACTTTTAGATTTAGATATTCTTTTTTTAGTTTCTTCTGAACATTTTTTTCCTAATTTATATTGTTTTCCTTTATTTGCTTTTGATATTTTTTCCTTTGTTTCTTCTGAACGATGCGTTCCGTATAAAGGATGTTTTTCTCCTTTTCGTACTTCTGACATTTTTCTTTTACTTTCTTCAGAATATAGTCTATTTTTTTGTCCACCATATTGTAAATTGTACCCGTTAGGCCTGATGGTGTTTAGTGTTTGAATCCAAAAACATTCCATTTCATCTAATTCTTCAATAGGATATTCAATAGGAATCCATTTGAAGTTTTCAATTCCGTATTTTTTTATTGCTAAATGAATAGGAAAGGTGGTTTTTTCGGACTTATGATTATTTTTTCTTTCTTGTAAACTTCTAGATGTTTGCCCTATATATTGTTTATTATTTATTAGGTTAGTTGCTATATAAATAGTACCAAGTTTGTTTGCAATAATCTCCATTCATTTGCCCTCGATACTATTTATGGAAAATCTAAAAATTGTTAAATTTCAGTTTTAACTTTTTGATGTTTTTATGATGTTGTGGTCAACGTTTGCCAATACAGAAAGATTCATAAATTTTTTCTTGAATTTTTCTCCCTCTTGAACAAAATAATCCGCAACATCTTTGGTGGGAACTATCACACTTTTCATCCTACATGAGAAGTTTTCATTTATCGTAAAAAATTCAGAAAGGGTCTCATCATTGTCAGGAACCCAAATAAGGTTGTATTTCTTTTTGAACGGTTCCAATACAGCATGGTCATATCTCATATTTTGCAAACCAAATACACAAACGGCATTCAAATGAGCTTGATTCAACAGTAAAGCAGAGAACCAAGATTCCACAATATACAATGTTTGACTTTTTGTGGTTGAAACTTCGTTGGCAAATCCCAAAGCCTGATGAAATGGAAAATTCACAAGGTGTAAATATTTTGGGCCGTCCCTATTTTCATCAATCTTTCTTCCGCTCCAAACCCAATTACCGTTAAATTCAAACAGGGTCAATACATATTGGTCATGTTCTTCGCCAGGGAAAACAAAATAAAAATAATGGAACCATTCTTTTTTAACGCCTCTAGCCTGTAGATATCTAACTACTTTTACCAATGCTACTTTGTCCTCAGAAGGAAGTTTTTTATAAACACTATTTTCAAACAAAGTATCAAGCCTGGACCCGTCAGGAAATTCCAAACTCCATTCTGCTTTTTCTTCAAGTTTCTGTTCCTGTATGCGGTGCTGACCATCGATAAAATCATGAATCTTATATTCCCCTATTTCCTTTTGAAGTTTGGGATAGTTGACATGAGGAACATTTTTGAAGTCATTCAACAACTTGGCAAATGGGCCTCTGCGACCGCAATTATGACAAAAGAAAACATTTTCCTTCAGGCTGTAATAGAATCTGCGTTTGCGACTGTTCTTTTGTGAATCCATGCAATAAGGACAGCGGCAATTGATTTCCTCTCGACTGATACTAAATCTAGCCTTGTTTAAATCCCCATGTTTGGATTCTGCTAAGCGTTGAAGAAAATTAATTATCTCGTTGGTCATTGATTTAGTATTGTGCGTACTTTGTCTAAAATTCTGCCCCGTTGGACTTCTTCTATTTTCATCCCGCCGATATATTCCTGTATAAAATCAATAGGACTAGAAAGAGCCAATTTATCATAGACTATATTATCCATAGGTAAAGTTTCTTCTTCTTTTTCTACCAAGAGACTTCTTGCTTTGAACGTATTCAAAAATATTTTGATATCTGCAAGTTGTTTCTCATCCAAGGGAACATCCACAATTACCCTTGTGTCTGAATGTTCCATTTCTTTTTTGATTTCTTCCTTGTCCATCGCAATCCGCATTAAAAGATTTTGCAGTTTGTATTCATTGTAGTAATACAAGTGCAAGTCAACATAACGGATTTCTTCCGTATTGGTATTGATTAGGACATAGCCGTAATCTTGACGGTTTGTACCATTTTTAGTCTGTGGATACGGGCAACCTATATAATGCAGTTTACCCTGTTGCGAACGCTGATGAATATGGCCTGAAAAAATGTAACTGTCTGAGTTTGTATTTTCCAAGCCTTCAGTCGTCTTGTAATACTCTGACATTTCAGCACCCTTGAATTCGAAGTGTCCGAAAATCCATTTGTAATCTTTTGAGGTTTCCTTGTATTTCTTTTCTTCTTCAGGATTTTGCATCCATCCCACATAAAGGAGATTTTCGTCCCAAGCAATCCCTTCGACAAAAGTGATGTTCCTGTAAAGGCCGTTAAAGATGCGATAATAATTTGCATCTTTCATATTGTTGTAATATGTATCGTGATTTCCTAGTATCATGATGATGGGAATGTTCAGAGCATTCAGTTTATCCAATGCATATCTTGCAACCACCAACGATTTCGGTGTAGATTCGCTGCGGTTGTGAATGAGGTCGCCTAGAAAAATCACTCTTTCTATTTTACTTTTCCTGACTTCTTCACAAACTAAATCGATGACTTTTTTATCAATATCAAGGAAGTAAGAGTTTGAACTCTTTTTACCGATATGTAAATCTCCAAATGCTAATATATTCATCTTTCCACCATTCTCAATAATATACCCTTGGGAGTGTGTTTAGATTCTTTCCAAAATTTTAAAAACCATTCCGCTTCTTCTTTGGTATCATATTCTCGTATAGGGGCATCTAATATTTCTCCCCTATAATCTTCCCAATCATTTTCACGCTCAGGATGATGAATGAAACTAGCCCATTCTGCATCTGTGTATTTTTTCTGTATAACATATTTCATATCAAACCCATCCAATAATCTGATAAAGGACTAGGAGCAAATTTATGAGAAAATAATAAAGCGTCCCTTTCTATAGAATATTCAAAAAATTTTTTGATTGCCTTTTGATATGGTATTTTGTTGTCAAAAGGGATGCCTTTGATTTTACCCATTTTACAAAATTGCCAATAATGTCTCCACTCGTGTGCTATTGTGTTTGGTAGTTCACGAGAATCGTCAGATTCACTAATAAGAATCAATCCTTTTGATAAATCATAAATTCTATTTCCTACTAAAAGTTCTTGCTTTTTATTAGGATGGTAAAAACATCCGCTTTTGTTTTCTAATTTTGGAACATATAATACATCAGGATAAAGCAAATCCTTTGCTTTTTTATGAATCCATCGAAGTTCTAAAGAATTTAGTTTCATCTTCTATGGTCTATCTCATTTGTGATTTCTTCTTTCAATTTTTCCGTAACCATTTCCTTGATAGTAATATTTCTCTTTTCTTTTTTGATATACTCAATGAACTTGAATTGTATGATTACCGACAGATAACAGAAAGGGTTTTCCTTATCTCTCGTAAATCCTGGCAGACCTTTATTGATAGCATGCCAAACCCCTTCTTGTATCATATCCTCTTTATAGGGATAAGCATAAAAATTTCTGCTATTGGCAATTTTTCTTGCAATCAAATAAACAATTTCTGTCATCTTGCTTGTAACCTTGCCTGTATCCCAATAAATCCTGTATTCAGCCAAAATCTCTTTGTTAGTAACGTATGGTGTTCTCTTCATTTAAAAAATCTTAATTACCTCATTATCACCCATATCAGGAAGGACGTTTTTGATTTTTTCCATAGTTTTCTTTTTCTTCGAAACTAGTTCTTCAAGTTTTTCCTTTTCAGTTTGGGTCGTGTCAACGATTTGCAAATTATCCTTCAGTTTCAAATAAATCCTTTTATTCGTTTTTTTGGAATCTCTTATTTTTTCATAATTTATTATGAAAAATTTTTGGTCTCCCTCATCGATTATAACTTCCACCATATTTATTAAAGTATCTAAAATTTGTGGAATGGCGAGAGACTCAGCGACTAACTCTGAACCTTGTTTATTTTTCCCGTAAGCCTCATTCTTTACCTGAAGAGCTGTAAATACCAAACATTTTTCATCAACAGCCAAGGCCCGAAGTTCTTCAGCCACGTCTTTGCCTCTCATATACATGCTGTCATCTTTTCTGTCTTTGTTTGCTTTCATCAATGTCAGATAATCTACTAAAATCACATCGATGCCGATATTTTTCAACCGATAGGTTTCAAGTAATGCTCTGATTTGATATGATGTCAGACTTCGTGGGGAATAACTACGAATAAATAATTTCCCATGCTTGGGATATTCCTTTTTCGTTTCCGTCATTCTTTGGTCAACAATATCTGCCGCATTAAAATATTCATCCTCTTGGAATCCTAAAGCAATACGGTCAATACGTTTGGAAATATCAAATGAGTCCATTTCCAAAGAGAGATATAAAACATTGTGTCCTGCCCGTGAAATATTGACAGCCAAGTTATTTAAGAATAATGATTTCCCAACACCCAACTGTGCAGAAACAGCAACAACTGTTTTTCTTTTCAATCGAAGCACATCATCAAGTTCTTTACTAAATCCCGTATTAAAATGTGTCTGTTGTAATTGTTGTAGAACCTTCATTCGGTTAACAACATCATGGTCGTAATAATTAATTCCTAAATCTTCAAGGTCGTTGGATATTTCTAAGGCTTTTAAAATTTCTCCCTTGATTGCGCTTTCGTCTATTTTTTCAGTTTTGTTGTATTCTTCGACAATTTTCTTGACAGTAAATCGAAGTTTGTTTCTTTTCAATAATTCTAAAAATTGGTCTCTGACAAATGATTCTGTATAATTGGAAAGGTCAACGGCATATATAGCCTGGACCTTTTCTATCATTTTTTCTTTAATTTTTTCAAATTTATTATTAGATGTAATAGCCAATAATAAATCTTTTTCTGTGGGTAGTTTATGACCATTTATCCACCAATTTTTTAATACTTTATAAATAAGGCTTTCTTCAGGTAATTCAAAAAAATCGGGTTGCCAATTCGCTAAAAACAACTGTCGAAAATCGCTGAAGTCGATAAATGTTTTTAGAAATACTTCAGAATAATTTTCTAGATTAGTCATTGGATGGTGCTAAAAGACGAATAGGTATAATCTTTTGTTTTCTCTTTCAAGGTTTCAAGTATGGTGGCGAGAAGGATTTCATTTCCGATAATATCTTCCGCTCGATAACTTTTTTTAGTTTCATCACCATCTATATTATACCACGAACCGTTTTTTTTCAGAACATTGAATTCTTCTAGCAGGTCGAGCAATCCATCATTCGGATTGATGCCTTCACGAAAGTTGATATCAAATTCGGTAATTCTACCTTCAATAAATTCTCTGTTCTTTTTTGACTTGATTCGCACTCTTGAAAAAATTCCTTCCTCTCCTTTCAATTTTGTCAGGAATAAAACAATTTGACCTAAGAACCACGGGGCCGTGCCGCCGCCCATTTCCTTTTTCGGGATAAAGCCTGGGGAAATATAAGTATGGTTGATACAGAAGAAACAACTGTTTGTTGCTGTCAACCGATGTATAACCTGCTTGAAGGCCGAACGAATATTCTTCGCTCTCAATCCCATGTCTTGCGTCATTTTATCTGCATCAGCATCAGCCATTTCTTTTGCTCCTGATAATGCACCTAATGAATCAAGAACAATAAAAAGTTTTAGACCTTTCTCCTTTGCCTTATTCAATGCTTTGATGGTCAATGTTTGAAATTCTTCTACGGTATCCAATTCTTTATATACTACTTTTTCAATATTAAGTCCTGTTCGGGCAAGAAATTTTCTATCTGCCGCATGTTCAGAGTCTAACCACAAAACAATATAATCTTGTTTTTGTGCATGGGCCGCAATCCTTGCGCCAAGAATAGATTTACCTGATTGTTGCTCCCCTGCTACGACAATCATTTTTCCTGCGGGGATTCCTTTACCCACTTCACCTGAAAGAAGAAAATTGAAAGCCTTGATTCCCGTGGAAATCCATTCTGTAGTTTGTACATCTTCAGCGGCATCGCCATCAAGGAGTTTTATCAATTCTTCGACCGAATCTTTTATTTTACCTTCCGATTTTTCTTCTACCTTTTTTATTTTTTCCGTATTGGATTTTGGCATATGTTCTCCTTATAAAAAATGCCCGTTTATACTTTTGGGATAACGGAGCCGAAAACCCAAGTCTCTTTGTTTAGTCAGGCGTACAATTATGTCGCCGCAAGGTACAGAGACCCGACACCATCATTCATTACACTAAATTTTCTAGTTCGTCCTCAATGTCAATATCGGAGAAATCTTTTGTTTCTGTTTCCTTCACACCGTTGTCGCCTTCCAACTCTTCAAGATTGATTTCTTCCTTCTTTGTTTCCTTTTTGAGCGGGGTCTTGGATTCCGTAGTTGTTTGAGGTACATCGGTGAAACCCAAGAACTTGAACTTACTCTTCAGTTCTTCAGGTGTTTCCTCTTTAATGAGGTCGTTGATGTTGATGAGTTTACCTTCAATCTCCTTCCAACTCTCCACCACGGCGTATTTCTTGAATACGAAACGAGACGAAGAATAGTCAGGATAATTCGGGTTGTCTCCCGACTGCTTGCGGTTGATTTCGAAATCGAAACCACCTGCGGTTGCATCAAAAATGGATGGGCCTAAATCTTCGGAATTGTAACTTTCCAAAATCAGTTCAAATAATTTCTTTCCAACAGAAATTATTTTTACCTGCTTATTGTTTTCAGGCTTCTCTGCATCATTGACGATGTAGCAGTTGAAAAGGTAACGAGGCGTTTTGCGAACCTGATAACCCAAGTCCTTAACAACCTTGTCCTCACTTTCCCACATTGACCACGACTTCTTGCAAATCGGGCAACCTTTCTTTCCGAATGTTGCCATGCACGTTGCAAAAACTTTCTCTCCTGATTTGTTGTAACGGTGAGAGTAAACCGTTTTCCAAGGGACTCTTGCTTCCATTCTAGGTAACAGACGAACAAGCGACTTACCATCTGGAATTCTCCAGAACCTTTGGTCGCTCATTTCGCCGCCACCTGCGGCTTTCTTTTTGAGTTCCTCTTGGATTTCTTCCTTGCTGACCAACGAATTGATGTCAAATGTCATTAATTTTTTCCTCCTTATTAATGATTTTTCCTTAGACCTATTTTATAATAGATTACTAATTTTTCCTTAAAATTGAATTGTGTTTCTAGACTTTTTCCTTATGTGAATTTTTCTGCAACATTAAATCTCGTTCATTTTCAAGTTTCAGTCTTAAATCGTATATACTATAAAAATCATATTCCCATACGATTTTTTTTAGTTCTTCTTTCTGTTCATACGTCAAATCTTTACTGACTTCTTCCCAAACCTTTATGCCCCTTTGTTTCACTTCATGAATCCGATGGGTCATTTCATCGATTACTGCTTGTAACTGCTGAAGGTTCTTATCGTCCAACTTGATGTAATCACTCGTGTGAACATAGGGATGTTTGTTGAAAATATATTTGAATGCATTTTTTATTCTCTGCCAAAGGTCTCCCGTATAATCACTTGTGAATGAAACATAGGATTCCCCACAAATATCATCATCGTCATAAAATTCAAAGGTCAAAAGATGGTCGCCACTCATGCATGCACATTCAATAAAATATCTACCATCCTGAATTTCACTTTTCATGTTTTGCTTTTCTCACTTCGATTAAATACTCACCTTTCCAAGAATATGTAGTCCCATGTATATCAACTACAAATATTTCTTTGGTTTTGTCTTTGTCCCTGATTTCAATAGTTTTTGGATTTAAAATCCCTGTTACTGTTCTTCCACCTGAAATAAATCGAACAATTGTAATATTGCCGTTCTTGTCGGGTTTGACACAAGAACAAAAAAATAAAATAAAAAAGAAAAGGGTAGCCACCGAAGCGGCTACCCTCTTTATACCCTCTCTCATAACCTCAATTATGACACACTCTGCTTCTCATACTCCATAATGAAGTCGATAATCTTTTCAGAAAATCCATCAATATGAATTGAGTTGCCGTATGCCACTCCGTTCTGATAGGCACCAACGTTTACCACATAGAGTTGACCCTTGGGCTTCTTCTCCATGCTGTCGTGTGCTTGCTCATCGGTGAACACTATCAGCCTGTCATAGTCCACTTTCTCATCGATTTTCCTGATAGCACTCCACAACTCCGTTCCCCCGTGGGGCTGAGAGTTCTGAATCTTCTCAATCAAACCGAATCCGTGAACGTTTGCGACCTCAACCAACCTGTTAGAGAAGGTATAGGTACGAACATCTTCGCAAATTTCTCTTGCGAGAACTGCGACTCCGCATGCGGCATCCATTCTCTTCATTTCCGACTTGCCTGACATTTCTGCATCCATCGAACCTGAAACGTCAATCAAGAGTACGGTCTTACCCGTGAGTTTCGGATGTTCTCCCAATGAAGTAAGCATCTTCTTCTCTAGGTCGTCCGCAAAACTCGGAGCATTTTTTGCCGCCGCAATGAAACGGTAAGGAAACACTTTGCCGAAGGTTCTACCCTTCATGGATTCCTTGACCAATTTCTCATCAACACCTGCCTGAACCATGTTACGAAGGTTACGCATGAAAGCCATATCGCCAAGAGTGTTCTCAGCAATCATTCTTTCGAAGGTCGCCTTCTTGTCCTTTCCTGCTGACAAAGCAACTTCCCAAGTGTCGGGAGTTTCCAAGGTGTTGTCTATCAACTTTTTCCAAAGTTGCGCTTGCTCTTCGTCCTTCGGCTTCGCATGGCACATGAACAAAACATCACGGAGTTTTACAACTCCATCACGATTGTACTTTGCCAATTGATACTCGTTGAACTTTTGAAAAGAAGCGGCTAGACCTTTCTTGACTTGCTTTGAAAGGGGTTCCTTCTTGTCCTTCCAATACATAGAAACGAACTCTGCCAACTCGTCAGCACGTTGGACAATTTGCGGCAAGAGGTCTCCGACTTTCGCCTTCGGCTCTTTTGCCAACCAACGGGCAATCCACAAAGGAGCATGACGCAGGTGCATATCGTTACGTGCAGATATTGCTACCTGGACCGCATCTTCGGGCTTGACTTTCGACACGAGTTCCTTGATGCGGTCTGAGTTTTCAACTCCATTTTCATAGAATTGGTTCTCAAACAACATGCAAGACATTACTGACCTCTTCAGTTCTTGAAGAGCAGTAATCCGAGAAGCTCGTCCACCTTCGTGAGTGAACTTCGGGGTCGCCACGGGTTTCTTGTTGGTTCTCATTTTATTTTCTCCTTGTTTTAAATTTTTTCCTTCAATACTTACGGGAACAGACGGCAAAAGTGTAACGCCTTACCATTAGGCTACATAGCCTTGCGACTACGTTAGGACTCGAACCTAAAATCTTTTCATTAAATGTGAAGTAACTCTTACCTTTCACCACGTAAGATAAAATATTGCTACGGAAGGGAACAAGCGATAGAGGCTTTTTTGAACTATTGTCTTTGCCAATTAGACTATCTCCCGATTTTGTCGGGAGAGTAGGATTCGAACCCACAAACACAGTTTGACTTTTGAAGTATCTCATATCTACGCCACTTCCTTTAATAATGCTAAAAATGGGGGTACAGGCGACAAGAGAAAGGGCCGAAGCCCGTTGCGCCCGAAGGCACATTCAGTTTCATTGAAGTAACTCTCATCTTTCACCACCCAATATAAAATTGCTAAAAGGGGAACAAACGGTTAGAGTCGGTGCCCCCAATGGGGGCGGTTCATTTAGAGTGAAGTAACTCTTACCTACACCACCTTTATAATATTGCTTAGAATGGGAACAATCGGCAGAGGCTTTTTTAATGATGAAGTATCTCATGCCTACACCACATTCAAATTATTGCTAGATGGGAACATGCGAACGAGTTTGCTTTGCCTTGTGGCCTACCTAACGGTAGGTCTCGTGGCTCACCTTGCGGTGATTTGCCTTGCGGCGTTTGGTGGGTTTGAACCACCTGAACTCTCTCTTGCGAGGGAATTGTTAACCATAGTATGAAGTAACTCATTCTATCGCCACATCTTTTTATTATTGCTTTACGGAACGAGAACAGGCGACAGGGCTGACTGCCTTTCGGCAAACACCTAATTGTTGTTGAAGTAACCCATGTCTTTCGCTACGTTCCGAACAAGAATGTCAAATAACTCTTTCTCTAACAAACACATTATAACATATCGTGTAATAAAAAATGGCACTTTTTTAGAAAAAAATTTTTTTTATTTTTCATCCGTATCGATGAAATATTCTTTCATTTCCCTGTTCCAAGAAAGCGACAATTCATTTATTGAAAGCAACTTGATATTATTTATCTTGTGCTCATCAACAACTTTCCGCATCATCTGTCCATGCTGATTCCAATTGAGAATAATAGGAATCGGTAAAGGAATCATTGAATTTTTTACAAACCCAAATTGTTCATCATTCGTGATGATAGATACCATTCCTGAAAAATGTTCTTCTATTTTCGTGAACAATTCATCATATGCTTCGTCTGATAAAATATGTTCCTGTACCCATTGCGTCTTGACAGGCACCACGCTGAAGGAATCTGTTTTTAACAACGGACTGAATTTTATTGAATCACAAAACCAATGAACTTGCCTGTAAAAATCCAAGGCTTTTTCTAATGTATCATTGTTACCTTTGAAAATATTGTTGTTGATTCTGATATGCACGTTGTTTCGTTTAGCGCATTCTGAAATGAAGCCCAAGTCTATTAGGGTCAATTCTTTTTTGGCCTGAGTGATTTCCTTCTGATTTTCTTCGTTCGTGCTCATGAAGGAAATGTTCATGTTCGTCAATCCTGCACTCAATACCTTCTCCCTGAAATCTTCATTCTGTAGGAGCAACCCATTGGTGGTCATGATGATTTTTTCTAACGGTAATGTTTTCAGATATTTGATAACATCAATCAGTATCGGACTGAGAGTAGGTTCACCGCCAAGCAGGAGAACATCTTTCACTCCCATATGCTTTACGGCGAAGGCCACTTTCTTTTTCAAAATATCAAAATCGATTTTCGTTTTTTCATGAATTAAATCACCAATGCAGAATGAACAGTTGGCATTGCAGTAATCCGTAAGAACGACATCAAGATAAGGCTCTTGATTGATTAGAAATTCTCTACCACCATTGACAAACTTTTTGTAGTAATTGGTTTTGAAAATTTCAAAATCTTTTACGTTCATTTTTTACCCCTATTTAAAACATTCAGCAACAGGCGGCGGGACTCTCTTGAACTGTGTGGTTTCAATTTTTTTCTGAACCTTCTGAACAGTTTCCAAGGCAAAGCCCATGATGGCGGTTTCGGTCGCATCTTTACCTTTATCTTCAAGCAAGTAAAGAATCTCATCAAGTTCTTTATAGGTGATGCCCATTTCCCCTTCATCGGTCTGACCTACCCATAAATCAGCAGACGGTTTCTTTTCGATAATAACTTTTGGAATTTGCAAATGATAAGCGAGTTGAATCACTTGGGTTTTGTAAAGTTCAGCGATAGGTTCGAATGCCGCCGCTGAATCTCCGTATTGAGTAAAATATCCCATCAGTAATTCGCTTCGGTTGGATGTTCCCGCAACCAATGCCGCCTTACGAACAGACCAATCATAAAGAATTGCCATACGCTCCCTTGCACATTTGTTGCCGAATTGAATCGGGGTCTGTCCAGGGAAGCGGTCGAAGTACATTTCAATAAGCGGCGTGATGTTGATAATATCACGGTTGATGTTCAGTTGGTCGCACATCAATAATCCATGCTCTAAACTTTCAGGAGACGATGTACGATAAGGAAGCAGTAAGGCATGAACATGGCTAGACCCCAAGGCCTTCACGCACAGGCTTGCAACAACTGCCGAATCAAGACCGCCTGATACGCCTAGGATGGCATTCTTGTATCCGTTGCCGTGAACATATTTCTGAATAAAATCAACGATATTTTTTTCCACTTTCTGAACATCAATTTGTAAATTCATTTTATTTCTCCTTCAATCTTTTTGCAAAGTTATATGCCTCATCGATACCTTCTTCTGTTGGCTCAAATCTTGCGAATGGTGAAATATGATTATCGCAAAAGTGAGGGTCAAGAAAATTCATTTTTTTAATCTCAGAAGCCTTCACATTACGATAGACCATTACTTTCTTTCCTTCATAATTTGTGCAATCAGGATATTGAACGACCAACAAAACATTTTTTCCTACTTGGGTAATTTGTAGAATTTTGAAATTCTTTGGATTAGGATTAGGAAATTTTTCTACAATTTTCTCTACAATCCTTTCTATAATTTGCGGTTGTGGCGTAGAGCACCTACAACTTGACATTCCAAATCCTAGTCCCATTTTATCCTCTTTTCAAAACGCCCTTCAACATCTTCAAATAATCTTCGTCCTCACACATTCCCTTGCCATTGTTGTCAGAAATCTTGGCAACGGGCTGACCGTTGCAATGCGTCATTTTGATAACGATGTTCAAAGGCTCCCGCACCAAGTCATTCGTCAGGTTCGTCCCGATGCCAAATGAAACTTTGATGCGACCTTTGAAATGTTTGTAAATTTCAATAGCCCTAGGAATCGTCAGGCTATCGCTGAAAACAATACTCTTGGTCATGGGGTCAATTTTGAGTTTCTCATAATGAGCAATGACCTTCTCTCCCATTTCAATAGGGTCTCCGCTGTCGTGCCGAACTCCATCGAACAACTTGGCAAAATAAGAATCGAAATCCCGAAGGAATACATCGATGCCGAGTGTATCGCTCAGGGCAATACCGAGTTCACCCCTGTATTCATCGGCCCATTTCTGAAGCATAAACTTCTGACTGTTTCGAAGATTCGTCAAAGCCTGACCTGCCTGAATCCATTCGTGGGCCATTGTCCCTATTGCTTTAACATTGTGCTTGTATGCGAAACAAACATCAGATGTTCCAACAAAATTCTGCGGCACTAAAGTGGCTAAACTTTTAACAACCGTATCATGCCACCGCATGCCGTATCTTCGCCGTGCTCCAAATTCGCTGAATTTGAAATTCGGGTCATTCAGTTGCTTGATGATATCGATTTTATCCGACAATTTTTTGGAGCCTTCAATCAGGTCGTTGACGAGTTTATTTTCGTCCCAAAAATAAACTTCATTCACAATCGCAAGCACGGGAGTTTCAAACAAAATCGTATAAAGCCACGGGCCGCTGATGCGAATTATCAATTCCCCATCCATCCAAGAGATATCGATATATTTTCTGTCCATTTTGAACAGACGAAGAAAATCAATGTAATCAGGCTTCAAAAAATAAATCGTTCTAAGATAAGCCAATTCATCTTCAGTAAAATATAAAGAACAAAGATGATTGACTTGTCTGCCGATTTCGTAAAACT